ATTTACGCAGACACGGTGATGCTGCAGGTCTTGATGCGTACTTACGAGTACAGTGTGTGGGATCAGGAATCGAATTCGTTCTCGCAGAAGTCCGTCCAGAAGACTGTGCTGTCAGGGGAGTTCCCCGATAACACTGGTACGAATAAGTGCGGACGGCTGACTCGTGACGAAGAGGACAAGATGCCGAAGGATGATCCTCGCTACTTGCACTCTCGTGCGGTAGTGTGCAATCAGGTCATCTATGGCAAGGTCAGCGGCAACTTCAAGGATGCGGATGGTAACGATATTAAGCTGGATAATCAGCCGGTTATCGCTTACTTCAAGCGTTCGGGCTTCAAGCCTGTTGCTGACTTTATCGACGGACTGTCTCGCCAGAAGAAGGTGATGCAGAAGGTCGTTGCACGACTAGAGACCTCTAAGAACAAGAAGGGCAGCGTTACGTTCTGGACGCCAGTCATGTCTTACTCTTCAGAGGTATCGATTACGGACAAGGACAAGGAACTGATGAGGATGTTTGGGGAAACTGTGAAGGCTCACAATGAGACCATCGCCAATCAGTATCGCGAGTCCGTTAAGCTTATGTCGAGTGAAGACGAATCCGATCTAGCGTCGGATTTCGTCGATGTTGACGCAGCTTAAAGTTCAAGACTTCTTACAAAACGCAGTTCGAGGGGACGTATCTGTCTCCTCGGACAGCATTTCCCAGTTTACATCAGACTGTAACGAGGCCATCACAAAGCAGATGAGCCGTGGGGATGAGGGGTATCGCATTCGTATGTCCGGACTCGGACGCCCCCTCTGTCAACAACTTCTCGAACGTGAAGGCATGAAGGAAGAGATGGAGTACAACTCCCTCTTCCGTTTTTTGTTTGGCGACTTGACTGAGGCTGTGCTGATGTTGGCACTGCGCGAGGCGGGTGTCGAGATCGTAGACTTCCAGCGACAGGTCGAGCTAGAGATTGCAGGGCACAGGATCAGGGGCACCCTTGATGTGATACTGCGTGACGAGCTTGGCGTAGAGAAGGTGTGGGACATCAAGTCCGCAAGCGAGTGGGCCTTCAAGTACAAGTACACCGGATCAGGTGGCTACGAGGCCATCCGGAACGATGACCCGTTCGGCTACGCTATGCAGGGATTCCTGTATGCAGAGGCCACAGGACTGCCCTTTGGTGGGTGGATCGTGGTCAACAAGTCCAGTGGTGAGATAGCTGTCGTGGATGTGCCTGACTGGTGCCAAGACGACAAGAAGGAGTATCTCAAGGATGCTGCACGGCGTGTCAAAATCTTGACAGACCCTGCCAAAAAACCGACGCGAGACTTCAAGGATGAATTCGAGACGTATCGCAAGGACGGGGAGGATGTCCGCACGGGCAACAAGATTCTTGCAAAACAGTGTGGCATGTGTGGCTTCAAGCATCACTGCTGGCCTAACGCTGTCTACCACGACAAGGTAACATCTCGCGCCAAGAACAAGCCGAAAGTCTGGTACAGTCGTCTCAAGAAAAAAGAGGTGTAGGCTGATGCCTTACATTTTTGTACGAGACTACGACATCGACCTGATGGAAATGAACAAGGAGTTGTACCATGTGTTTGTGGACTCCGTGTTTCGATCAGGTGGGGAGCGAAAGGTCGTATACATCCGACAGCACGAGCGCGGACTGCCGTTGACTTTGCGTGAAAACTACTCAGACATGGGTATGTTCACAGCAGAGACTGAGGCACGAGACATACGAGAAGTAGAATTACAGCTACAACATATCAGTCGTACATCATTCAACGGAGCAAACGTGTGTGTGCCGATATTGCCCCTCTCAAGAGAACTGGACAATATACAAAGACTATCCCCAAAACTGGGCGGTTACCTAAAAAAAAGAATGGACTCTATAGGGATGGTACTATGAGGGGCATGGGGGGATATCGATCTCACTTCGAGTTGAACATAGCCAGAACTTTGCGTGAGCGGGGGGTAGCGTTTGAGTATGAGAAGCGTAAGGTTACGTTTGTGCCCAAGCCCCGCACTTACACGCCTGACTTCTACTTTCCGTCAACAGAGATATTTGTTGAGGCTAAGGGCAAGTTCGATAAGAACGACCGTGTGAAGATGCTGCTGGTCAAGGAACAGAATCCTGACCTCGACATTCGGATTCTTTTTCAGAACGCTCGAAACAAGATTTACAAAGGTTCAAAGACCACCTACGGTGCTTGGGCTGACCGTCACGGCTTTGAGTGGGCCGAGGGCACTATGCCAGAGGAGTGGTACAAAGATGGACGAAAATGAAATCACAAGCACGCTTGAACGCGCCAGCCTGTTGAAGGACAGATGGTATCTGATATTCAAGCAGGGCGATGACGATGAGCATGTGTCGATGACTGCATATGACACGACAGAAGAAGACGAGGACGATGAGTACATCCCTGCCGGAGCAATTATTCTGTCAGGACTCGTTGAGTTGATGGAGTCAGACTTCGACAGGGTTATGCAGGCAGGACTTGCCCGTCTTGCCTTTGAAGCAACGCGAGAGACGATGGTAGAACAGACGGGCAACGGTGCGGATGTGACTCCGCTTCACGAGACAAACATCATCAGAGTGGACTTCGGAAAAAAACAATGATCAAGAACAACTGGAATTTGAACAACTATCAGATGCAGGCACGCAAGTTTGCTATCTACCCCGAGCGCATGAAGATTACATATCCCGCTCTTGGTCTTGCAGGTGAGGCAGGTGAGGTTGCGGACAAGGTAAAAAAGATTTTTCGTGATAATCGGGACGACGCTCGTTTTAAGGGCGAGATAGCAAAAGAGATAGGCGATGTCCTGTGGTACTGTGCTGCCCTCGCTGATGACTTGGGCTTCTCTCTTCAACAGATTGCCGAGATGAACATCTACAAGTTGAATTGTCGCATGAATAAGGGTACGATTGTTGGTGATGGTGACGACAGATGAGACACGAGGAGTACATGAAGAAGATGGCAGAACAAGAGAGCATGGCAAGTATGCAAAGCGCCGCTAACTTAGCGTGGGCTAACGGACAAACAGACATGGTGCATTCACCACCGCACTACAATCAAGCAGGGATTGAGTGCATCGACGCTATCCGCGCTGCTACAGACGACGGATACGAATACTACCTGCAGGGAAACATAATCAAGTATCTATGGCGCTACCGATACAAGAACGGTGTCGAAGACCTAGAGAAAGCGCAGTGGTACTTACAAAAACTTATTGAGGAAACAAAAGATGAATAACATGCTGCCTACACCATACCAACAATTTATACATAAGTCGCGTTACGCACGTTGGCTTGATGACGAACAGCGTCGCGAAGACTGGAGCGAGACTGTAGAACGCTATCTTGACTTTATGGTAAATCATGTCCGTGAAAAGCACGACTTCGACATGGAAGTTATGTGCCCCGGTGATGTTGGCCGACTACGTCAAGCTATTCTCAGTCAAGACATCATGCCGTCGATGCGTGCAATGATGACTGCTGGCCCTGCTCTCGCTCGGGACAACATCTGTGGCTACAACTGTAGCTACATCCCTGTGGATAGTCCGCGTTCGTTCGATGAGTGCATGTACATCCTGATGTGCGGCACAGGTGTAGGCTTCTCTGTTGAGCGTGAAAACGTAGACAAGTTGCCTGTAATTAGTGACGGAATGCAAGACACAGACACAGTCATTAAGGTCGGTGACTCCAAGCCCGGATGGGCAAAGTCACTGCGGGAGTTGATTGCTCTGCTGTATGCTGGTCAAATTCCCATGTGGGACTTGTCTGATGTGCGCCCATCTGGTGCGCGTCTGAAGACGATGGGTGGTCGCGCTTCGGGACCGGCCCCGCTCAATGATCTGTTTGTCTTTACCGTCGAGATGTTCAGAAAGGCGCAGGGTCGCCGCCTGTTCCCGATTGAGTGTCACGACTTAATGTGCAAGATCGGAGAGATCGTCGTGGTAGGTGGTGTACGTCGCTCTGCCCTGATCTCGCTATCGAACCTCAACGATGATCAGATGGCACACGCCAAGTCTGGTCAGTGGTGGGAGCATGAGGGTCAACGCGCTCTTGCTAACAACTCTGTTGCATACAAGGGTAAGCCCGAGATGGGCACGTTTATGCGTGAGTGGCTGGCTCTGTATGACTCCAAGTCAGGCGAGCGTGGCATCTTCAATCGTGAGGCCGCAGACGTACAGGTAGGTCGTAACAACCGTCGTGAACAGGGGCACATGTGGGGCACCAACCCTTGCAGCGAAATCATCCTGCGTCCCTATCAGTTTTGCAACTTGTCAGAGGTTGTAGTGCGTGAGAACGACACTCTCCAAGACCTCAAAGAAAAGGTACATCTTGCTACGATCCTTGGCACGTTGCAGTCAACGCTCACCGACTTCAAGTATCTGAGGAAAGTATGGAAGACAAACACAGAAGAAGAACGATTGTTGGGCGTATCCTTGACTGGTATCATGGATCATCACGTTTTGTCAAAGAACGTGGATTCCGCCCGCTGGCTAGAAGAAATGAAACTCGTAGCCGTAGACACAAACTGGGACTTGGCAGTGAACGGACTTGGTATTCCACAGTCGGCTGCTATCACCTGTGTAAAGCCGTCGGGTACTGTATCGCAACTGGTGGACGCTGCAAGCGGCATTCACGCTAGGCACAACGAATTTTACATCCGCACTGTTCGGGGCGACAACAAAGACCCACTCACTCAGTTCCTCAAGGAACAGGGTGTGTACAATGAGCCGTGTGTAATGAAGCCAGACTCGACGACTGTCTTCTCCTTTGCGATGGAGTCGCCTATCGGTGCGGTGACTCGCAACGACATGACAGCCATACAGCAACTAGAGTTGTGGAAAACGTACGCTGTGAACTGGTGTGAACACAAGCCGTCTGTGACCATCACAGTCAAGGAAGACGAGTGGATGGACGTGGGTGCGTGGGTTTACGAAAACTTTGATGTGGCGTCTGGTGTGTCGTTCCTTCCGCACAGTGATCATACCTATCAGCAGGCACCCTATCAGGATATCGAACGTGAAGAATATCTGGAGTGGCAGCGGGTCTATGGTCGCCTCGACATTGACTGGGATGCACTATCAGAATACGAACGAGAAGATAACACGTCAGGCTCCCGTGAGTTAGCCTGCACGGCAGGCGTATGTGAGGTAGTTGATCTCAATGCCGCCTAAAAAAGAAACACGTCCGGTGTGGAAGCGAGGTAAGGACTGGATACAGTTTGATCCACCTCGCAAACATCCGGGCTATGAAGAGTGGAGGAAGACCGTTGATAGAAGTCAAGATAAGTGATGATATGCTCCTTGCTGGCCGTAGGAAAGCCACTGAGATGGGTCTACTGCACAATTCGATACTAAGGGGCGGGGGAAGCGTAGCGGGCTTCCTTGGGGAGCAAATCGTCCTCTCCGTGATGGGGGGAAAGTGGGACAACTCTTACGACTACGACATCGTCTTAGATGACGGGCGTAAAGTTGAGGTGAAAACAAAGCAAACCTCTGCCACCCCATTGCCTCACTACTCGTGCAGCATCAGCAACTTCAATACGAGACAGGACTGTGACATCTACGCCTTCACTCGTGTACTCAAAGATTTCTCAAAGGGCTGGTTCCTTGGCTTCCTGCCTAAACAGGAATACTTCGACAAGTCCAAGTTTATGAAGAAGGGCGACTTCGATCCGGACAATGGATACGAGGTACGAGCAGACTGCTACAATCTTTACATAGAGGACTTACGACATGTATTTGACGTTGGTGATGGTGTGCTTCATAGGGGCATCTGAGTGTGTGCAGTTTGAAGACACGACAGGACTGAAAGAAACAAGAGAAGAATGCTACGAGAGAGCGATAGAGATGGTTGCAAACATACAGAGCATACCACAGTACATACCGCCTCCGTATACGATTTCATACAAGTGCGCGTTGGGGGATGCCACATGAAGGCCACACTTTTTTCATTTAATGTATACCTACGGCAGGATGGCAAGGTGGAGCTTGCGAAGGATATGATCAGGCCAGAGGAGTTCCAAAAAGAAATGGACGCCGGAGTGCCCGATTACGACGGATCACACTCCATAGCGTCCATGTTGCGTTATTTTAGTTCAGTAACAGATGAGATGATGGATAAGTCAGGCGGGTATATCTAGCGAGGCTTGTAGCTCAACATCTCTTTAATTCTTTCGATGTCTGCATCAGACAAGCCTTTGATAAGACTGCGAATTTTTCTAAAATCACGCGCTTTCGTGTCGGCGTCAGATAGCGTTTTACCTGATTCCGCCAGCATCTGACGATCTGACTTAGTTCGACCGCCCTCTTGGAAACCCGGCACTCCGCGCCCCTTCAGGATGTCTTTTTTATCTACCTTGCCATCGCCTGTCAAATCGGGAAAGGCTTTGCCCCCACCTTTCATGCCCATCATCGGCATCTTCGGCTTCTGCATCGTCTGATTTTGCATCTGATTTTGTTGACCCTGTGTAGCGGTCATCATGCCCCCCGCTTGAGCTTTCTTGCGGGGCTTTTTCTTGGCTGTCCCGCCGTACATCATCGGCTTACGCTTGGACATGCCACCATACATCATGGCCTTACGCGGGCCGTTGTTGTACATCTTCATGGGTTACTCCTGTGAGTTGTTGGGAACCAGACCGAATAATGATCTCATTGTGGACTCTGTATCAGTTTTCGGCAGGTTCTTTCCTTTAGGATTTAGGACGGCCTCGCGTCCATCTTTTAGTTTGACACGCTTTTCGTCAGAGACGACTTGCAAGTCTGCAGACCACAGTCCCATCGAACGAAGCATGAGCGAACGGAATCGCGTCTCTCTTTCGGGGGAGAAGGGTTTGCCAGTGCGGGCCATCTCAAGGAACATGGCACCAAATTCAGGATCGGTCATAGCTGATGCGAGAATATTGTAGTTCTTCATTCGACCTGCCTGAATCAGAGCCTCTGTAGACAACCAGCGAAATCCGATAGCTTGACGCTGCCATGCGTACAAACGGCTGGCAAAGGACTCAAGGCTCATTGCACGAGGGATGCCCGTGATAGCCACTCTGGCAAACGAACTAGGCTCCATCGTATTTAGGATTTGACCTGCGCTTTCCCATACCGCGTAACGCTCTGGTCCGATCAACTCTCTGATGATCTTCTGCTTTGCAGGATCGCCCACTCCCATCATCGCGTTGAAAGCGTCTATGTCGGTTGCGTGAACTGAAGTAATGTGATCTAGCTTCGGCCCCGACAATTCTTTACGGCCCGTGTCCGGGAATACTTTCTTCATAACCGAATCAAGGTATACCTCTGCCATGATCCCGTTGACATAATCGTCTGTAAAGTTAGCAGGTAGCTTGGAACGTATTTCCTTGCGAAGCTCAGATAGAACCAGAGAGCCGCCACTAACCAGAGCGTCAGCAATCTGATCGCTTTTTAGTTCTTTTCCTGTGTACGATTGCAACCAGCGAATCGCGTCTCGCTTTATTCCAAGTTTTTGTGTAGCGGTGTTGATCAGCGAGGCAGTTTCCGAATCCAAGTCCGAAATAGTCTCAGACATGATGTCGTCAATCCTCTTTTTGCCTATAGTTTTTTCGCTCCACCCGATAGTATCGTCGATTACCTTACGAGCATCAATCATCGGCACGAGATTACCTGCATCGTCTACGTACTGGAACATACCCTCTAGCTTTGTAAGCTCGTTCAAAGCGTCACGAGGAACCAAGTTTGAGCCTTGATTCAGCAGGTATTGACCTGTAGCAGCCTGTAGGATACTTGCAAAAGTGTCAGCTACTGGCTCTCCGGCACGGAATACGTACTCGTACTCGCCTGTTGCGGGGATGTAAGTCCTCTGACCAAGAGCGTTGGCAAGACTACGTACGTAGACCATTGCTGCTTCATCGTCCAACTTCACAATCTCGCTAACTTTAAGCCACTCTTTCGGGTCAGTCGGATAGGTCAGACGCAGTGGGGCCGAAGAGTTATTTTGTTCTGCAACCTGACGCTTACCCCAGCCCATCCATCCGGGAACAGGGTTGTTCGTCGTCTTGTCGTACCACCGATTTTTATACGAAGTCCATCCCTCGTTGGCTGCTTTGAGTACATCTCGTGCGGGAATGTACCGTGGCACATTGTCTTCGCCCATTTCACGAATGTGAAGTTTACCGAAGTCCACCATCTCACCCGCTTCGTCCATGATGGTAAACTCGGAGAACTTGTTCTCAATGATTTTAAGAGACCTGTTTAGTCGCGCTTGCTCTACGCCCGTCGAATTATTTAGTGCGTTGCGGAATGCTCTCTCAAGTTCGCGAAGCTGTGAGAAAGACATGTTCATAAAGGAGACAGCATCACTCTTACCCACGGCATCGCGCATGAATGTGATAACTTGTGCCTCTACGTTCTCGCCCTTACGGAATACTTTCTTTCCGCCTTCTTCGCTTTCAAAGTATTCTTTGAGGCGGCGTATTACGTCGTCCTTGTTTTCTCCGTCTTTGGCTTGGCCGATAAAGAACGGCTCCATCACCTCAGAGAAGGTTGCCTGAATAGCAGCCTTTGCTCCCAACTTGTCACCAGCAGCTTGTCGAGATTTGATCTGTCCTGCATCTTCGATAAAGAATAGTGAGTCGAACAGATCGTCGATACGTACTGTTGCAGCACCCTCTGCGATAGGCTGACCGTTCTGCGTGTAGAACTGTACTGGCTTGTCTTCTGTTCCCAGCTTGTGATACAGGAGTTGAGCCTTCGCTTTCTGTCCGCCGTGGGCAGCTTCCATCAGGATTGCAAATAGCTCACCTGTAGTGCTTGCTCCACCAATACTGGCTGGCTCTCTTGCTCCCTGTGCGATAATGCCGTTTGGATTCTCGGAATCTCTAAATTCCTTTAGCTTGATACGTGACTTTTCTAGATCGCCTAATTCTAGGCGAACCTTGTCAGACATCTCCTTTACAGTCTTGGCTACTTCGTTGGTAACTCTGTCTGCAAGCAACTCCCACTCACGGGTAGGAAGTCCGCTCTGTATCAAGTTAGCTTCTTGCAAAACATTGACTGCCGTTGCTACATCTGCTCTAGCACCATCGCCTATGCTGTCAGCTTGATAGTGCGGAACGCCTTTGGCCATGTCGTCCTTGATGACAAGCAGACCGTCTTTGCCCAGAACTCGCACAGCCTCGTTCAGTTCATCCAGAGACTGCTGACCCTGTGTGATTGCGATATTGATTAGCTTGTAGAAATCATCGACTGAGCCGTCCTCAGATGTGATCCGTTCATCACGTCGCATCAGCGTAGAACGTAGAGACTCCACCATTCGCTGCTTGGCTGTGACGATGGACTGCAGTCTTTCCAGTTGCTTAGGATTGTTTGCAATCTCTCCTGTCGATATTTGTGCGCGAACCAAGTCCTCCAGAGACTGCAGTCCTGCTAGATTCGTAATCTGTGCGAAAGTAAGGGCAATGTCTTTTTCGGGCATACCTGCTGCGATCAACGGATCGAACGCCTTCGATACGTAATCACCACGAGCCATAATACCCTGCTGCAACTCGGGAGAGTACCTAGATATATGCTTTACAAGAAATTTGCGATACGCTTCCTTCCCGTCGAACTTACCGCCTGTAACAAAATCCAGACCAGTATACATTCCTCGACCAAACCGACCTTGCATCACAGCGTGATAAGCAGGATTTTTTACGGTCATAAGAATGTCAGCAGCAACACCTGCTCCAAGACCGATCAACTCACCGAAGTACGTGCTACCAAGACTGGACGGATCATCCTCTCTCATCTGAAAATAGTGACCGACAGTGGACATACCCGCAACCATGAACGCATCAGATCGCCGCCAGTCCCGCAACCACTGGGGTTTAGCCGTGCTAGATTTAAGAGTATCTAGTTCACTTATCTGGCGGTTAATGTCCTCATTGACTCTTTCTAGTTCTTTGAGATCAGTATCCCGTCTCACGCCCTTATTTCGCCGACTGATGATACCCTGCTTAGTGGCTTTGAGGCGGTCAAGGTAGGACTCTGCTGCCTGAATTTGTGACCTTTGAGCCGGAGGTAAAGCTGCTTCCATGTTTTGAAAACCCTGAACCAGACGACGCTTAGTAGGGCTGTAGTAAATCTTTTGCCACAGAGTTTTAGATTGCGGATTGTCTATGTCAGGCACAACAATCTTGCCCGTCTTGTCGTACTTGAGATTAGGACGCAGTGCAACAAATTCGTCCAACGCCTCTTTTACGTCAATCGTAGCGCCGTCAGATACGCGCTTCTCTAGGAATTGCTGGAACAGTTCGAACTCTTTTGTACTTTTCAGTGCGTTACGAACGGCCAACAACTTCGAGACGGGAAGCAACTCGGCACCAATCTTCACGACACGAGGAGCAAGTCCTGTAAAGGTATTCATGTACTCTTCTGCAACGTGCAGGGGAACGTCTACACCCTTTTGTGCCATTCTGGCTTGGAACGTGTGTACAGCACGCGGCCATACATTGTTGAGAATCTCTCCACGACGGGCACTGCTGCGAATGTCCCAAGGTGCATCTTCATCTTCTTCTGCAAGACCGAATGTCAGAACTTCCGACACGGTGTCAACAGTCTCGCCTACGAGCCAGCCGCTCAATTCGATGGGCAGACGGAACGTACCCTCTGTTCCAGCTACGCCAATCTTCTCTAAGTCACCCATTCCTGTTTGCGACTGTGCGTACTTGATAATAGACGCAATTTCTCGGGGATCGTCATATCCCACGCTTTTCAGACGTTTTGCAAGAACCCGAGCATAAATCGGCTTTGCCTTTTCTTGGTCAAGCAGGTTGAGAGACAGAAGCATCTTCTTGTTTACGAAGAACTCCATCTCCTCCTCTGTCATGTCGTCAAGGCGAATACGCCGGAAGGATCGATCCTGAGACTCGTCAAGCATCTCTTCCCGGTTAATAATTGTAACCTCTGTCTCAGGTATCATCTGCAACTCCAGCAGATGACTCTCCCAGTCCAGAGGTACAGTGCGACCATCCCCGGCTACAATAGCTGTAGACAGGAACTTGTTTGCCATGTCCACACGGGTCATGTAGTCTGGCGCATTCTTGAAGGACAGGAATTGACCTTCCTTGTTGTAAACGCCCTTGGCGTTCATCAAGTTCTGCTTACCTTGAGGAGTATCTAACTGCAGGTACTTGAGGTCTTGCAGATTGACATTGGGCGTAACTTGCTCCGGACTGTCAACAAACACACGTGCTGCCGTAGCTGTCTGGATGTCCAGTCCCGGAACGCTTTTCATTACAGGCAAGCCCCAACCCTTGTCGCTGTAGTCTACCTCAACAACAGGACGGGTTGTGCCCATGAGTGTCTCCGTACGGAGCGCGGGATAGGTCTCTTCTGGGGCTTTCGGAGGCACTGTGGTCGTAGGGGTAGTGTCTACGTCACCCGCGATAGCCTTACGCGCTGCTGCTTGTGCCGGATCAAGCTGACGAATTTGGGCTTGACGGGCCGATTCCGCAGCAAGTTGTTCTCGACGAATGGCGTCTGCATCCTCGCCTTTGACACGATCCATAGCCGCTTGCATACGTTCAGAGAGATTGTCTTCCATCAGCTAGTTTGTCCTTGTCCAAGATACATCGGCATTTCGTCGAGGGTCAGTAAGCCTTCATCGATCAAGTCCTGTACGGAGTTCATACCCTCGAATGTTCCGAACGGACTAAAATCAATAGGAGTACCATCGTCGTTCAGGTATTTTTCCTTAAGTGCTTCGAACGCTTCTGGGCCGGAGTAATCATCGAATCCAGTGTCACCGGTATCTTTACGATCCCCCTCAGTCTGGAAGGAGCCGAGTCTGTCAACAACATCCTGTACAGTGTAAAGATTTACACCGCTGGCACCTCTGAACTCCTGTGTCTTCATTGCCATGTAGGCTTCGTCTCCACCCTTCGAGATAGCGCGAGAGTGTCGTTCAATTTCTAGGAGCATTTCCCGTGCAGCAGCCAGAATCTGATATTCGACTTTTGCTTCAATGAAGGGACTCTCAACGCTCAGTGCGCGTAGGATATTCTGAACGTCTTGGTCAGAGATTGTACGACCGCCTGTGCCACCCTGAATAGCAGCAGCCATCGTGTACGCAACCATGTAGCGATAGTAGTTCCGCAGAGCGAGATTGCGAATCTTGTTGTCGTTGCTGTCGATACCCTCAATGGCTTTTTGGAAGGCAGCACGGTTTTCTTCTTTGGCCTTTTTTTCTGCGGCCAAAAAGGCATCGACAGTAGCAAATCCGCGAGAGGTTGCCATTTCCTTAAGGGTGTCTTCGTCAGGCAACACGTCGGAAGCAGACATGTAGCCGTGTTCACGGCTGTACAGTGTGTTTGTCATCTGCTGTGCGACATCTGAAACCTGCACTTCACCCTTGAAGAGTTCCCCAATCACGGGCACTCTTGACAGCATGTTCACCGCACCATCAAGACGAACGTACATGTTGCCCCAGAATGTGTTGATGTTGAGGAATTCTCCGTCAACAAAGTAGGTACTCATGGAGCCTTCTATTTGCTTGGCAGAGGTGACCGCACCGTCAGCACGCACCAGTTCCGCTTCACGGTACTTTCTGTATCCAGCCATACTCTTATTAGTTAGCTGCTTGTACAGGATTGCGTCTTGAGAATCGCCCAAGTTTATCGGCAGGAAGGCTCTCATCAGCTTCTGAGAAGCCGCGTAATTCGAACCAGCAAACGCAGCAAATCCCGATTTTACTGCTGCTTCTGCGGATACGTTCATAGACTTTTGTAGCTTCACTGGCTGCATGAGATTTGCAAACACATCGTAGTGGGATACTCCTGCAGTTGTGACGTTCAACTCGCGTAGATACGCCAGTCCGGGCTGGTTTGCTTTAGGGATGGCCTGATTACCCGGTCCTCTCTTGATTCTACCTGCAGAGTCTGTTTCGTACTCGACAATCGACAGTAACTTCTCCCGACCTACATTCAGTCGTCTGATTCTATCCGCCTCTGTTTCGCCTTGCGGCGCAGGACCAGCAAGGTATACAGACGACTTGTCAATGACATCTCCCCAGTTTAGTTCAGATAGGACTGTAAACTCAGTCACGTATCCCAGAACAGGGGGGTCACCCGGTGATGCACCCGGGACCATTTCTGCTGGTACCTCTGCAGGTATTTGGGCAACTATTGCAGTACCCCTCTCCCCGTTTACGGTATGAGTATGGCGCTGTTTGATCGACTCCATAATGTTATGTTGGTTAAGCCCCGCCGCTACCTCCAAAGACTGACGAAGCCCCGGCATAGCATTGAGAGTCTGGAAGCGATTGTTAAAAAAGCTAACCTGATCGACGAGAAAGTCTTCGTCCCTAATTCGTTCGCCCGTCTCATTATCAACAATAACAGCAGCATCTTGAATCAGATTCGTGGTGTAGCGAACCATGTCGAACATTTGTTCATTACTAAATTGACTGAAATCAGCAGCACCGTTGGGCTGCTTAGGCAACTCTCGAACAAAGTTACGCATTAGTCCAAGTTGAACATTCGGGTCTTTGTTTGTAGCATTGCCTTCGATAACAAAGTTAACCTTTTCACCCATGTTGTTTGTGTATGTTTGGTTGAAGAAGGAATTAACCTTGTCGATTGCTTTAGCAGCTTCGACGTAGCCTACATTGATTGATGTTTCTTTTCCCGTGTCAGAGTCACGTTGGAAGGCAACAATCTGCTGGTTGTCTGGGTTTATGAGAGGTTCATATCCCGCCCTGTTTTGATCAAAGAGTGCCAGAGGAACATCCGTAATTTTTCCTGTACGTTTACCTTGTCCGTCCAGAGGATATGCCTTGACGTACTGTTCGAACTGGCCCGGTTCTTTAGGTTTAGCCGCAACAGGCTGGAACGCAGTCTTGGACAACTCAGTCTCGCTAAGACCAAGTCCTAGTGCAAAGTCCTTTGTTCTGGTTGTCTGACCAATAGTACCATCTACCGCACCCTTAGCTTTTACTTGTCTCTCTGTCGTGGCATACACAATAGTGCCATCTTTTGTTTCACCCATGTAGATGACTACTGTCTCTGGGTCTGGGTCAACACCCGGCGTAGTGACTGTGGGTTTTGAAGAAGGCAGATTCGATGCGTCGATACCGAAACCTTCGAGAACACTGGCGCGTACCGTTGTTCCCTTGATTTTGGACATGTCACCGCCACGCTGACGAACGTCGTCTTCAGTAGCACCGTAGACTATTTGTGACGGGTTAGATGCTATGGGGGCGTAGAACGCGCCGACAACAGGGTCTTCTGGTTCCTTGGCGATTTCAGGTTTTGAGGTGGGTAGCCTAGACGTGTCTATACCAGTACCTTCAAGGACACTGGCGCGTACCGTCACTCCCTGAATCTGATCCATGACCCCGCCACGTTCGAGAATGTCTTGCGGAGTAACCCCGTAGACAAACTCGTTAGCATTGTCTGCTTTAGGGGCCATGAATACACCGACAGTACGGTCTTCAGGTTTTTCGGGTTTTGGAATTTCGACCTTTGTGAGTGGCAACGCTTCGGGATCAAGTTGGAGGGCACGAGCCTGTTTGTCAGTGATTTTAGTCTGACCTACAGTTTCCGGTTTGGCTCCTTGATTCAATACGTCCTGTCTGCTTATGCCGTAAACACGAGAGCCGTTTGCTATACCTGTAAAGACTGATCTCGAAGGCGGAGTTTCAGTCTGACGCAGTTCTACCTTCTTGGTAGGTATGGTGCTGATGTCTACATCATATGCAGAGGCAACACCCGCTGCAAAGTCTGCATTACGTATCGTCGTACCAATCTCTGTCAGACTGTTTTCGCCATACTTTTCTATTAGAGCAGGTACATTAGGTCCATACACTCTCGTGTTGTTACTTGTCAGAACAGCGGTAGCCAGCGACCTGTCTGGTGCTTGAACATCCTTAAGAGTATAACCGGTGTAGTGAGTGTCTTCGATGTCATCGCCAGTTATGTCGCGGATACCTACAACTCTTTTATCTCTCAAACCCTGCCACGACGGCATATCTATTCCAAAGTTTTCCATCAGGCTTTCTCTAGTGCCTGATGCGTAACTATAGTCCGGTCCAAGCTGCCAAAGCTGCTTAGATGTCGTGTTGGGGCTGACCTCTTGTACGTCCCCCTCAGAGCCTATTTGACGTGCAACGACACGCAGGTTACCCGAATCAAGATCATCATTCTCCGTGCGGAGACGCACCGTATTTGTCTCGGTGTCTCGCACCCACTCGCGCACCAGACCCGCAGCAGTCTCTGCGGCTTCGGCTTCTTTTTTAGCGGCTTCTTGATTCTTTCCTGAGCGGTACATCTTTGCACCAGCAAGAAGCAGGATAAGAGGGTTTGTAAGTGCGGACATGTTAATTTACTCCCATGAACGAAGTCGGTACAGGCGGAGTCTGGGGTGCTTGTTCAGCAGTACCGCGATCAGCGATACGGCGTTCCCTTTCGATATCCATGCGCTGCTGCCTGTTGATGTACTCTACCATGTCTGCAAACATTTCTGGGTTGCGTTCCTTCATAACTCCAAAGAAGGTCTCTTCGTTGACCTTACCCTTGACTTCTCCCCGCTCGTCTTCGTCGCGGATAAACAGACGGACATCAATGTCGTTGTCCTTTGCCTCACTGTACAGATATGCACCGATAGCTGGCTTGATCAGTTCCGCAACGTCAGGCGAGTAGAACCCCTGCATAAATCCGTTGAATGAGATTTGTGCAACCAGTTCCTGCACAGAAATACCCGCAGCCATAAGAAGCATCATGTCTTCTTTGCGGGTTGGCTCTTCAAGTTTTTCTACTACAAAGTCTATAGCATCGTCTGGATTTGCAAATTGTGGTGGATGCTCCCACGGCCACTTTCCCGGGGTACCGGTAAGCGAGTGACCCGGAGGTGCCGACATGGGGGTAATCTTATCATATTCCATGTGTTATGGCCTCTTAGCGGAAATGGCTTTGCTGAATTTCTTTGCACTCTTTACGGATGGCAGTGCTGCACCCGGAGTCTTGATGTTGGGTTGTGCGACGATGGTCTGCTTGACAGGACGATAGTTAGTCGTAATCTCGCGCATTTTCTCAAGGAACGCCTCATTCTGCATGGCTTTTTGCACAGCAGGGTGCGAACCGCGAGGCAACTGGAATTGCTGTGCCTGACCGGCTGCTGCCAGTCTTTGTGTTCTGGCCTGACCTACAGAGTCAACTGTCTTGATGCTCATGTCGGGGGCGTCTGTCACGTCACCGAAGTAGGACTTTGATACGGCTTCGGCAATGTTGCCAGCCGCACCTACGACCTTTTCTCCCGTAATCCCGAAAGATGCTCCGATATCCATGAAGCCGGACTGCACACCTTGAGGAAGAAACTCAAATCCCTTTTTTGCAACTTCTCCTACCACGTCGCCAATCACGCTGGCACCCAGAACTTTCATTGCTATGTTAAATGCAGACATGTAGACTGTCCCTATTAGTCAAAGATGCTGGTGATGGTTTCTGTAACCAAGAAATTATCAAACTTCGTGTCGTACAGACTCGCATTTGCATCAATCTGAGCAGACAGCATCGCACCATTATGTGCCCGTTCCGCTCTGTTTTCTGAAATTTGCATTGCCCACGCAGCCTGATCCCGATACAGTTGCCACAGATTGTTGAGGGAGTTCTGTGTCAGTCCCAGCAGAGCCTGTGCGTTAGCCTGATTAGCAGCGTTTTGTGTCGCAGTGTTAGACGTGTTGATCTGTCTGCGCCAAGCCACGTTGCTTTGATTGATCGTGGACTGCATATTCGAGTTAAACTGCTGTCGTGATGCTTCCATGTTTGCATTGAACTGATCCATCGCCCCCTTCTGGTTGACGTTGAACTGTTCGATGGATGCTGCTCTGTTCTGATTTGCTGAATCGATCTGCGAACCGAGTTCCGCAAAGAACATGTCTACCTCGTTGGCAGACTTAGCGTTAAACTGGGAAGCGGCATTCTGTGCTGCTTGATCGGAAGTCATCTTCTGGACTTCTGCTTGATAGTTTAGAGTAGCAGCTTGTTGCCGATTTGTCAAGTTCTGAACGTCAATGGACAGAAATGTTTTGGCGTTGTTTACAGCAGCTTGTTGCCTGTTGTTCAGATTTGCCATGTCCATGTTGGCGAGTGCCGTAGCGTTTTGCAACGCGGCCTGTTGCTTGTTATTCAAGTTTTGCAACTGGATGGTCGCAAACTTGTTGGCGTCTTGGGCAGCTATCTGAATGCCCGACTCCTGAATGGCCTGTACCATTGCAGCCGCAGCCATGCTAGAACTGCCCAAACCACGAGCATTCATAATAGACGTGACTTTGCGTACAGCAGGTGCAGCCCATGCAGGAAGCGGCGCACCCTCTTCGATAGACGACTGAATCTCAGCAAGCTGATAGCGTACAGTAGCGCGAGGATCAAGTTCAGCAGTCTGTGCTGTGACCATCGCCTCTGGAGAAAGTTGGCCTTGTGCCCCCTGCATAAGTGCGCCTTCGGACACATCAGCTTGTGCCGCAGCAAGATCGGCGGGAGACGTTGCCTCTGTGGCTTGATATTGCTGTGCAGCCGCTGCTTGAGGTGCAGACTGATTGAACAGGCTCTTGTCAAGAGAAGCAGGTACAGGTGCAGATATAGACGCCATCTTTACGTTGGCATCTGTCAGCAACTCCTTGTCTTGCTCAGTAATCTTTGTCGGCTCAATCTTTGCGCCGGTAGGCAGTTCAGTAGCTTCAGCCTGTTCTGTTTGCTTCTGAATGACAGCTTCTTCTAGCTGTTCGCCCGTTTTACCTTCGAGTTCTGCCATCTTTACCTAATTCCCATAAATACTGTGACGACCATAGCCACGACTAAAATCGTACTCCCCATGATCATCGCCTCAAGCCGCCACATGCGCTTGTCGAGGGCGTCGAGCTTCTCTTGGACAGCAGCATAGCGGATAGCACACTCCT